TGTTTGCGCTCTTGCTTGGTCTACATATTGAAGAACTTGTAATGTACGGTCGCCAATATAAGGAATAACGAGAGGCATAACAGCCTGTTGAGGCAATATGGTGGTATCATCTTCTAGCCTGACCAGTCCATTAGTGCGGACAGTTAACATATCATCTAAATCAACATCAGGATGAACGACATTACGGGGATTGTTGACCATGTAAATATTATCATTCATGCCGCGCTGCAAGGCTGTTTTCTGTCTTTGTGTTTCGTATGTTATTTCTGCGCGACTTCTACCGATAGCTTTATGAGGCATTAGGATGGCTGACAAAGAGGCGTAAGGTACGTGGTTAAATAATTCGTTAACTAAAACCTTATTACCACTGGTCATGATATGTCGTCGCTCTGCTATCCCATCTCCGTCATAATCAATCCTGACGTATAGGTCAGATATTTCTACTAACTGATTGGCCCAATCATTAATGGTTTCAGAGTCATTAGCACCGCCTTGGTCACGGTTACGGATAGCTTTTAAGTTGCTACTTCTGTTTGTATCATTGCCAATTGTAGGCAGTTGATCTACTAATTCACGACTAAAGCCGCGAGATAATAATTCGCCTCTTGTGCTTGAATCTGTATCACCCACCAACTCAGCATCAACTAAGCTTGTAGCGTTACGAGTAATTCTAAAGCGTTCAGGCGGTACATTAATTATGCATACCTTTTTAGTCTCACGGGTTACTCTGAATTTAATATCAAAAGTTTGTTGTTCTGTCTCTGATTGCTCGGACACCTCAACCTTAACCCTGTCAACTTCTGCGCCTTGTATACTTTTTTGTATAGCAATTATTTCATTACCATCAACGCCAGTATACTCAACCTCTTCAACTTCTTTTTTGTCTTCGATAAAGTATTTAATAACGCCATTCTTCTGTATTTCTGCGTCCTTCATCCAGTTGTGAAGCGTTTGGAATGAGTCTGGCTGATTACGTATGATCCAGTTTACGTATTTAGTTTTTTCTTCTGCCTCTGCAATCTCAGCTTCATTATCAGTATTAGGTTGAAACTCTAATATATCGCCTGAGCCTAAAAAGATACGCGCCAAGCTAGGCATGTCTGATTCAACTACGTCAGCAATATCTGTTGAAACTACACTTGATTGGTTCGGGATAGCAGCAAAATCACCTGACTTTTCAGCTAAGTAACCTTTTAAATACTTTTCGTTTTCGCGTGAGAATTCGCCGCTGTATTCAGCCGCTTGGTTTTCCGCTTGAGATAGAATAGAGATTAACTCACTATCAGTCATTTTTGCCATTAGTGAACCCTTTAATTAGATTGTACTATTATATCTTGTTTGCACAACCGTTTAAATGTGCGATAATCGTATATCGAATAGGCGGTTTACACTGGTACGTAATGATAAAACACAACGCAACAAGAATACTAACAAGTAAAGGCTGGACTATTGAACAAGCTTGTTATAGGTGGGGTATGAGAATTTCCACCTATAACGCAAGATGCAATAATCCCGCATTAGTTCAGCAATTGGAAGATATGTGCCGAGGATTAGAGGATAAATTAAATGAAAAAACTTAGATACTTTAAATGCACAGAAACTCAAGAGGTTTTTGAGAGGCTCGTTAGCGATGCACAGTTAAATGTTAAATGTAATTGCGGGGCTAATGCTTTAAAACAACTGTCAGCGCCTCGTTCGTTTGGCAATACCTTAGGTAAAAGCCCGTCTAGTAGGTATTAGTTTTTCCGTAGTTTAATTCCTTTCTGGCTCTTTTTGATGGTGGTGTAAACATTATCATCATTATAGAGTCAGCCATACCGGGGGAGTCAATCCCTTGGTTTTTCATTTCCTGCTTGTTCATTATCTGCTGTAATCCATTAGAGTTATTCTTTCTTGGTATACGACAAAGCTCAGACCTTAAAGCAGGTAAGCTTTCAATGCCTTCACTATCAAAGCTTATCATTTCGTTTGGATCTACATATTCCCCTTTCACTACGCACCTATATGTGTTGTAACACCTATCAGCAAGCATAATGTAATGTTGCGCTCTGTTGTTCTTAAATACCTCAGCGTTAGTTAATTGATTTGCCTTGTCTCCATATCCTTTCTGGTAAATCTTTTCCGCGTTATCTTGTCCTTTGCCTGATAAAGAGCCTTTAAACATTTGATACTTGGTATTAGTTCCATCAAAGTTATCAGATACTTGGCGCTTCAATCCCGCACCCATTCCGTCGCCATCCCAGATAAACCAATCAGCTTTATGCTCTCTTGCTAAGTTAGTGGCCCAATCGCAACCCACGTCTATTTCACCAGAATTCTTTTCTAGTACGTGCTGAACTATAGAGCCATGCCGCATAGCATAACCTTTGTTATCTTTCCCTGTGTCACTAGGGTCGTGCCCTGATATTCTAGCACCTAAAGGCTTGAATACTTCCTTTAGCTTGTCTAACTTGTGCGCATCAATACATGCGTCGAACCATTCAGTTTTAATAATTGAATCTTCGACCTCATCATTGAATTTACCCTCCCATATCCAGTCGTACTTAGCTCTAGATAAGTTTTCATAGTCCCATTGCCGCAATGTTTCTTGTTCAGCATTCCACCAAGGATTATCTCTCCAGTTAACCACGATAATTAGATGAAGTTCATCCTCATAATAGCCGTTGCGCTCTAACTCTTTTAAGTAAGGAACTATGAATCTTTGTGAAAATGGATCTGCGCTCGATTGAGGGTTAGCACTAAACCAACACTCAGCGCCGGGGTTTCTTAGTATAGTGGGAAGTAGCTTATCAATAGAGGCCTGGCTCATTGTCTGCGCTTCTTCAAACCAAGAGTATTTATATCCTTGTGCTGATTGAATGGAGTTGGGGTTTCTAGATGCGCCCTTATAGGTAGTTTGAGCGCCTTCTGGAGATATTATCTTTTTCTCTTGAACATTCCAACCGTCAAGATTGAGCCTTTCATTTATTGAGCCTTCAAAAACCCTGTGGACTGAATCTGCTATTGAATCCTGAAACTCACGCAAGCAATAAACATCAGCTTTCTCTGTTGCCATCTTAAAGGTTAAAGCGTCCCCGATACCTATAGACTTCCCAGAGCCACGACCACCAATAGCTATTTTTAATTGTTTTGGCTTGGTAAGGAATGGCTCTAGCTTCTTATTTATTTTAAGAGTCGGCATTAATAAACTCTACAGTCCATTTAGAATCTGTCTTGAATTCTTCGCCCTCTGCATTTTTAATCTCTACTGTTTTTTCGTCTGGTAGGTACTTTCTAAGTAGTGAAAGCCTGTGTGTTATAGCTCCGTTAAGCCTGCTTACTTCCACTTGCTCTAGAGGTATAGCCACGTTTTCAAGTTTTTCAATATTATCAATAATTTGGCGCACCTTGTTATTTTCACTAAGATAACGCCTTAATTCTTCTTTATTAACCTCTCTGCGCTTATTGGCTGAGGTGGTTGATTTTGCCATTTTGTGAGTCCTCTCGGTTATTCACTTGTCATGTTATTAGCGGTTTATGCTAATGTAAATGAACTTGTTGTAAAGTCTATTGTTAAAGTTTCGCCATCAGCTAATGCTAAGCTAGAGCCAAAATCGTAATAACACAACAAAGGGTCTGCTGGGCTTGTTGGTGTGTCGTTATAGATAATTATATACCTAAATGCTGCTACTGCGCCGCCTGATGCTGTTAATACTAAATCACCAAACAATTGTGCAAACGTTCCTGATGTTTGCCCTGAGCTAGCCGTAGTTAAGTTACGAGAGCTTAGGTTGGTATAAGATATCTCTGTTAAGTCAGCTAGTACAGTGTTAGTTGCTGCTGGTGAGGCTACCGTTAACGCCACAACGAATTGATCTGATGCGCAATTGTAAACGCCGTTCGCCATATCCTCGACTGTCTGATTGAATTTATTATAAGTTGCCATTATTTATCCGTCCAAATTGTTGTTACTGATGTTTGATTGGTCCAGCTAGTTGATACGGCTTCTTTATCAGTCCATACCTGACCGGGTAAAATTATTTGTATATCAGAGCCGTTATAAGCATAAGTACCTGTTGAGGCAATTATAACACGATTACGGTTAAAGTTAATGCTCTGCCCTGAATAGCTATAACCCCCACTATCTGCCGATAATGTAAATGTTCCAGCAGGAGTATAAGTTAGTGTTACACTGGCCCCAGTATAAGAATAAACTCCCGACTCAGCGGTGAGAACAAAGCCCCTTAATAGATTTACGCTTGTACCTGTGTAGCTATAAGAACCGCTGTTAGCGCTTAGCATTCTTGCTGTGATTAAATTAGCATCAGTACCTAAATACGAATAAGTCCCGCTGCCCGCTACTAATGTATTGCCGCCAGAAGCATCCTCGCCAGCCCACCCAATACGAACAGCGCCTAGTCTGTAAGCACCTATCCTGTTAGCTCCCGTTTGAACTAAAGACATTATTAAGCCTTGAAGTTGATCGAATTTATGTAATTAATATCACCAGAAACGTCAATCAGATCTTCAAAATACTGCCTGCGCCCTGACAGGTGGTTAGATATATTTTTAAATTCGTTTGTTTTAGAGATGGTTCTTTGTAACTGATCTTCTCTTGTTATGCCTCTGGATAACGCTATAGCATCAATGTTTGGGGTTTGTGATGTGTTATCAAGGATATAAGACTCAACCTCTAATCTTTGGTAAGGCCACGTATGGCGCTCAAAGCTAGGATACCCCAGTTCTATCTCGATCATTAACAACTCAGATTGTCGCTTAATTCGATTCTTAGCTTCTTTTTTTGCTAAAGGTATAGGATCATAATTATCAATAAGCGCTTGAACTTCTTTATCAGGCTTGTCCGAATGCTGAATAGTGACTTTATTTCTATGTTCAATAGATATGCCATTTTCAGATAAAAACTCAATCAGTCCTTTACCTTTCTCTTTCCAGTTTATCATTCCGCAAACCCCATATTAGGATAATTTTCAGCTCTAGAACTCATAGTTCCGATAGTCGGCAACACAGCCACACCAGCAGCCGGAGTCCCTAGCGTAAAGCCTTGGTACAAGCATCTTGCCCTACCATCTGCACCACTTCCAAGCCATGTTTTAGGGGAGCTAGTGTATGACACTGATGATATAGACATAGTGGCATCTTCAAAAGCTAATCCCATGAAAAAATAATTAGGTAATCTCTGCGCTGATGTGCCACCTGTAACATTATTTGAAAAGTCTAAGGTTACATATCCCGTAGCGCTCATATCTATATCGTCAGACTCAAGGATAGGATCACCAACTGGCAACCCTGTATCGTAATCAACAAGGTATATCCCTGCCCTCATCACAGCGCCTGCACTTGCTGTTTCAACGTATACAGCCCATTTTGAGAACTCTGCTGGGCTTGTGTTTACAAAAGGAGTTAACCACAACTGTGTGCTTCTTTCTGTGTATGACGTTGCATTAACTATTGACTGCTCCCCGTAATACATAGCGTTTATCGCACCTGCAACTGCTGTTCCTTTCGGTCTATTTAAAATAGTATCTGATTGACCTGCAAACACATATTTAGTGCCAGAAGCAAAACTAACTAAAGAATCAGAGTTAGAGCTTCTAATAACATTATCTCTAACAAGCACATTTGAAGATGACAAATGCCCTATTCCATGCTCAAAATTTCCAGCTCTATCATCAATATAGTAAAAAATAGGAAAGCCAGTACTGTACTGACTGGAAAATGTCCGTCCATCCTCACTAGCTCCGGCAAGCGTTATATCGCCCGCTCCTGTCGTGGCTGTTGTCTCTTGTACGTTAATAGCTAGCATCACTTACCCTTAATTAAATCTTATGAATGATCACTTTAAAAAGTTAAACCCTAAAAGAGACGATAGCGCGACTATAATAGCAAATCCCGCAGCAGTACCCCACTTATCTACCTTAGTATGCCAGCGCCTTAATCTAAAAAGTGGCTCTCTAGTGTCTTTAATGAACTGATCGAACTCTTCATTCTTTTTAACTTGTTGCTTATCCCTTTCTTCGCGAGCTGCATCAATCTGTACTAGCTTGTCCACTGACTCAGCTATCTTGCTGACCTGTTGAATTAGTATTTTAATCTCCGTGGATTCGCTCATTTTCGCTGCTTTTAGTTTGTTTTTTAGTTACGACTAGTATAACAAATAAATGCAAGATTGTAATTAGTACGAATACTACTGCCAAAAACTCTAAAGAATGCGCCCAAACCTCGCCCAATACGTTCCCATTCCAGTAATGTACTGATGAGATATAGATGAACAGATACAATGATAAGTAAGTAATTCTTGTAAAGAAACGAATAAGCTTCTTTGTTAATAATTGCATCGAACATCATCCCTGCGTTAAATAACGCTATAATACCACAAGCAATAATTGTTTTGAATTTCATATTTTTGCTTTCTGCGTACCAAAAAAGACAACAGTATATTACAGCGATAACTAACGAGTACTGCCACTCACTAAGAGCGTCTAATGCATCTACGTTGCTCAATATCTCATCCAAAAAAAAGGCCGTGAAGAAACAGCCGTTTTTAATGTTTATAGTGGTAATGGCGTACAAAGCTATAAGTATATTACTTACGTTTTGTGCCGTCTCCACGCTTGCGCTTTGAAGTTCCCATAGTGTTAACACCTCTTGAATTGAAAGAAGTTCCATTTTATCACCTTTTAAATCATTATTCCTGTCTAAACCTTTTTTCGTACAACCTAGTTCTTTTGGTAAATATCTTCTTAATTCGCTTTAAATATTCTATTGTGAACTTTCTTGTTTCGTTATTAGCTTCTATTTTATTAACCGCATCAATACCAATTCTCTTTATTAATTCAAGCCTATACTCTACGATATTTCCTGAGTTTTCACGGTTACATTTAACGCATTGTTTGTGAATATTTAAAAGGTTAAATTTAAGATGCCCTGCTGAGCCTCTAGAGCGATAATGCCCTGCGTCGTACCTATGACCGCTTAACCCTATCTTATCCTCTCTATCATTGCCACAGCTAATGCATGGCTTGTATTTATCTCTTATTCTTATGTATTTATTTACAGATACCTGAGCTTCTTTAATATAATCCCCGACAGCCTTGAGCGCTTCCTTTCTTGACTTGTCGCTTTTCTTTTGCTTAACCTGTCTATCTTGCTTAGCCCATTCAGCCAAGCAAGCCGGATTGAAGCAAGCCTTTTGTAAAAAATACTTAGCTTCAAACTTCTCTCTGCACACTTTACATCGAGGCAAAATTAATCCTTATCCAATTCAGTACACCATCATGTAGATATTTGATTCTTCCATCATAATAACAATAATAACCTTCTCTTGCTTTGTATCTGCGCTGAAAAGAGTAAATTGTTTCTTTGCATTTTCTACAGGTTCGTTGCTTGCCTCTTTCTTGGTTGGTCATTACGTTAACCTCTACTTTTGTGTAATTACTTTTGATGATTCAACAGAATAAACAGGATCGAAATCAGTTTGCATTTTAAACTCGTGGATAACTCCATCATCATCTTCAACGTAAACTTCAAACCTAATATCTCCGCTTTCATCTATTTGATGGTATTCATCAGCAAAATTTTGTGCGGCTTCATCTAAATCACCACCTTGAATATCCTGTAAATCATCAATGTAAAAACCTGCTCTAGCCATCTGTTATTTCCCCGTCTACTTTTGTGTAATTAATATTTGCTTTACTTGATCTGTATTTAGAGAAAATGCTTTACCAAAAAGCTTTACTCCTAAGCTTTGTAGTTTTGCTTTTGATTTGGCTGATACTACAATTTCCTCTCCATCTAACTTAAAAGAAGCACCAAAGCCTTCAATTTGCTTTTTACCTTCAACAGTTTTTCTTTTTAGTAGATGGATATCTTTTTCAAGTAGCTTCGATTTAACCACCCGTAAATTTTCTTTCATCCTGTTCAGGTATGAATCCGTGTTGATGTATTTCTTAGCTGCTTGATGTGATACATCAACAGTATCAATATACGCCCCAGTAACTAAAACCTCGGGGCAATCCTCGCTCGGCTCTGTGTACGTGTACCACACCCTGTATCTATTCATAATCAAATCCTACTTTAAAATAATCTGTGGCGTTGTCGAAATACACCTATACGTTTTCACTAGCTTAACAACCTCAGAATCATCTGATTTAGTAGTAAGCATTATTTCTATGTACTCATCAACTTC